CACATGATCAGGATCTGGTCTGAGCCTGCACCGCATTTGGTGGCGATGCGAATGAGACAGTAGAATGCCCACAGAATGAACACGGCGCTCATCTTCTTGTCGAACTTACCGTAGTCTCCTGCAACCATCTTGCCCACTCCGAAGGACGTCAGGAACTTGTAGATGTGGTCCCATTCCACACTCTGCGCCACAGCCCCGGGCATCGACTCGAACAGAAACTTGTTGTTCTGGATGACGCGCACAATGGGGAGGTAGACCATGCGCACCAGAATGGACCAGTCGATCGGCGCACCATTCATGATTCTCGTCTTCTCACTGACGATCTTGGCGAGGGGCAAGGCCTCATCCTTGGCGTGGGCGGTGAAAATCGGTGCCACCAGCTCCTTTCGCAGGTAGCGCTCCAGCATTTCATTGGTCCGCTCAAGAACCTCGTCCGTGAAGGTGATGGGATCTTGCCAAATGTCATCAGCAGGCAACCCAACAGTGAGACCCTTCTTCGTCTTCATCCAAGGGAAGCCAGCACTCGAGCTGCGATTCACGCTGTCGACGTACTTGCGTCCCGGAATTCCATTGATGGCTGCCATCAGGCTCAGAGGGGTTCGAATTTCCTCCTTGTCCTGTTCCGAAAGGCCCGCAAAGCACTCATCGGCATAGGCATTGGCGCACTTCTCAATGACACTTTCTTTGAAAAGGAACTCCTGCTCCACAATGGGAAGCACAGCTTGTCGCCACAATTTCTTGCCTTTCATGACGGGTGCTCCAGTCTCAACCTTGAAGCCATGTTCCACAGCGACATCTCGAAAGATGGTGGGACACACAGTCGACTTTGGCTGGTTGTGCGGTAGGTTGAGCTTGCCAAAAACTCGGCCGTTACCCTCACCGATGAAGCGAAAAACGCTCTTGTCATGGAGGGGTCCGACCTCAACCTTGCGCTCTCGCGACTCAAGCATGGGTGCAGCTGGCGAGAAAACTGGGAAGAAGAAACCACGTGCCGTGTCTACATCCTCCGTCGTGAGACTCAAACTGTGACCTGCCTTACTCTTTCCAAGGAGGTGCAGTCCGGCAACCACTGGCCCTGTCGGCGAACGTAGAACCAACATGGATCCGCACATGCCAACGTAGGTCTCAACGGGAACATTG